TTATGTGAGCCATGTAATGGAACTCACAGTTCTGTATACCTGCCGGATTAATGCGCTTCTGGGCCTGACCAGTAGAACTGTTCAGGAAGACCAGTAAGGTTTCCGCCTCGATTTCGTGCTGATCAGTAAGCGGGTTAATCTGCACTGAGGACATACCTTCAGCTAATGGCTGAGCATTAAGCATTTCAGCGATCTCGCTCATCTGCTTATCGCGTGCATCGGCACCAGGAATATACAGCGGAATTCCCACAGCTTTCGCGGCGATACTGGAATTATTGGGATGCATAATCCAGTTGGTCAGTTCCTCGTTACCGAGCGTTAGAAGCTCCATTAAGGTCTGCTTGACCTGCGCGTAGCTAACTGGTAATTCTTCATCAACTTCAGGCTCTACCCGGCCAACACGCCCGGTTAATTCTGCTTGCCTAATCCAAGTATTGACAAAGCCGGTCGAGGACTGTGGAGTCTTAGTTACAAATTTCTCATCTGCAACCATCGCATTGACGAACTGCGTCGTGGCCTTATACATCGTATTGGCCCACCAATGCTTAAGCATGGTCCAATTAATGTTCAGACGTTGTAAAGCCTGCGCCCTGGACTGGGAATACTCACTAGCTGTTTTAGATCCTGACGTGCTGGGTCCGCCATATATGGAAGGGAAAGAACCAACAGAGAACTGGCCGTCAGTGTCGAGACGACTAATAAAGGACTCGATCTCCTCATTGAGCGTAGCTGTTTTAAGTGAATGGAAACTCTCGCCAATCGAGCCACCCAATGGCTTCTTGACCGGATATACCATTCCGGCCTTAGCAGTTTCTGCCGAATATTTCTGGAAGTCCAGGACGTCTTTATCGGCAAACGTTTCCGGAATTGAGTGCTCAAAGGTTTCAATTCCTAAATCAACAGCTTCATTGCGTAGTTCCTGAATAGGGATTAATGGCTTCCCCATCGGATCTGCGTGGATGTGAATACTGGTCGGATGGTGTGTAATTTCCCAATGCTCATCCAGCGATTCGTCACGTAGATCGAATACTCGGTTGTTCGCGATTACTGCGTAGCATCCCTTAGGGAATGCTTGCTTAAGCTTTGCAATTAAATCCGGGTTGCCCTGTAACGGCGCATCATAAGACCACGGACGCAGCCATTGACAGTTCACGGTAAGCAGATTGTTTCGCAGTTCTTCACGCGAACCAGCGAAAGTCCTATACTGACGTTCCGTGAAATCCCGGCTAGAAATTCCCCCAAGGTGATCTTTTGCCTTAGGAAACAGATTCAAGAGCATGGACTTATGCTGCTCGAATTTGTGACGGAGGTAAGGCGTATCGCTCTGCTTGCGAGCATATAGCGCAACATGCACGTAGAGCGGTCCAAAGACCTCAATCATAGTCCGCGATTTGGCCTCTTGGGTATATGTCTCAATCTTGGGTATCTGTTCTTCCTCTACCTGTGGTTCTGGTGCAGAAACTTGCCCACAGTTCGGACAAGATACAGGTTCGCCCATGAATGGTGATATAGGATCGTCGATAGTTTCTTTCTGATCTATAGCACCCATACAGGCCGGGCAGACCAACGTGTGTGTGCGAACCGTTGTTGGCTGGTCCGCGTAGTGTGGAACTTCTACAGTTCCGTAATCTTCGCTGGCCCGGTTATAAATATGTGCGAACGTGATCCCGTGGTTATAAATGTAGAACAATGCCCGCATAAAGACTAAGATTCCGTCGTTATGCTTCTGAACTAATTCCTGAATCTTAGTGTAGGTCTTCGCAGTTTCAATGTCTTCAGCTACGTCAGCGTCATCTGGATAGAAAATCGTATTGGGCAGCTTAATGCTGAGGGCCGAGATTAAAGATTCACCATGAGCACGATATATGTTGATGATTTTGTCATACATGTCAGGGTCGTATTCGTCAGAGCTATCCAAACGTTTCCAATCGGTGGCTTGGAAGTCGTAATAGATTCTCTGGAGTCCCTGCCAGTATAGCTCAGCTTTACGGTAAAAGGCATTCATCTGCTCCCGAGCTTCGCGGTCTTCGTCTTCGTAGTATTTCGTGCAGGTCAGCACTGCGTCTACTACATCTTGGGGCATCCCGGTTATGTCGTCTATTGCTCCAAGTTCCTCACCGGGCTTGGCTGGCGCATTCGGATCTAACGCCTGATTCTCCCCACCGATTTCGGTATCATCCACATTAGGAACCTGTGGAATGATCTCTACATCAGTGCGGAATTCTGGATCAGCCTCAACCCAATTCGAGGGTTCAAGGTCTAATTCTTCAAGCGGGAATCCCTGCCCCGGAATTTCTGGCGGGAGTCCCTGCGGCGGAAATCCACCTGGTCCCATTATTTCTTTCCGAAGAAACCTGATCCCGGCTTCTTAACCTTAAAGTTTGACTTACCGCCCTTCGGGCGGGCTTTTACTATTCGTTCCTGCTCTACTGCACCAGGAGGAACAGCACCTGCAAGAAGTTTAGTGGTCATGGCTACTTCTTCTTTTCGCCGGGGAGTGCGCCACGGGGATGAGACTTCCTATAGGCTGCATCCTCATCAGCTTTTTTCTTATCCGCATCAGCCTTAGCTTTATTCTCCGCTTCAATCTTAGCTCTTACTTCAGCCTCGATTTCTTCGCGTGATGGACCTGCTGGGGCCGCTGGTTGCTGTGGAGATCCGCCACCTGATCCGCCTGATCCGCCGAAGTATTCGTTTACCTCAGATTCCGAAGGTAATGCGTAGTTCTGCCAGCTTGGACCACCTACGCCTTGACCGCCCTGCTCACTATTATAAGCTTCGATAAGCCTATTCGTGTCGCCTGGGTTAGCCTGCTTGAAACCTTGAATAAAGTTCTGCGGGATGCCTAGACGTAAGGCTTGAAGTTCCTGCTGCTTAGCCAGAAGCGGAGTAATGCTTCGGCCCATCGAAATTGTTTCTCCGATACCATCAATCCAGCCACCGTTAGTGCCACCCTGAGCATACGGCAAATCTGCTCTACCGGTAGGATTTTGGAGATTAATACGCTCTGCTAAACTACCAGCATAACCCGGCCCGCCAGGATGAAGATTATATTCATTCCTGTCCTTCTCGTAGATTGGAACTCCGGCTGACATCGGAACTCCAGATCTTGGGGTTGCACCTGCACCTGCTAATGGCGCTTGTGCTGGAGTAGTAACAGAGCCGCCTACCGCTGGACCTCTATTGTTGATCGCCATAGGGGAGATCTGTCCCCTAGCTTGCTGCATTACAGGACTATTGTTCAGAGCACTCTGAAGCGCAGGAGTCTTAGCGGCAGGCGTTCCGCCAATGGAACCAGTCGTATATTGTAGTGGGCCGCCCTTATATGGCATTCCACCACCGCCAGTTAATTCTTCATGTTCTGGCTTAGTAGACCCACCAATTCCGGCGAGAGTTTCCTCATCGGCCATAGGCAGTTCGCCACGTTGTTTCTTTTTTCTAGCTACTCTAGAACCGTAGCCTAGCTGAGAACCTTTAGTGGCCCCAGAAACGTCTAGTGCTCCAGAACTGATGCCGGAGTTTGCAACACCTACGGTCGGCGTAGGATTATTAGCAACGGCAGGCGCTGTAGCCCCTAATAAACCTTGTCCAACTCCGCGACCATATTGTTGAATCATTTCACTGCTCCTCAGTCCTAGCCTTGTTTCGTTTCTCTAGTGATTCGCGTGTGGCTTGTTGGGTTCGTGATCTCAAAGATTGAAAGCCGCCGAATGCTTTAACTTCAGGTTCGGATACACCACTCATAGCCCGGTTAATTCCTGAAAGCGTATCAAGCTTATCCTGAAGTGCTTCAGCCCTGCCCTGTTCTTCACGCCACAGTTTCTGCCAGTTCAGAGATTTCTCACCAGTTTGTGCAGTTCGTTCGTTTGCCCGCGCAATTTCTAAATCTTTAACGAGGCATTCTCTGCATTCGATTCCCCCGAGCAGAGTGACGACGAACTCCAAAGCCAGCATTCTGAGACTGTTCCAATACTTCCATACGCCGATAAAAAGTGGTCTGATCTTTTGTCCTATCAAGATCAGTGAGGATTTTAGCCGTTCTTGCCAGTTCGGCTGCCTTAACTGATGATTCACTAGCATAACGATCAACCATTCTGATGAGGCCCCGAATGGAATCGTAAGGATCATCGCCGCTAAATTCTGCTACGTCTTCAGGATTCGTATCGTCATAGACGCATAACGGAATCGTGTTGACTAACTTGGGAGCTACATCCTTACAGATTAATAACCGGGGGAGATTCTTCTCTGGTTCCGGTGGTAAAAACATCTTACAGTAATGATCGTAACGTTCCTTGCCGTAGATCCTAAACAGACGATCAGCTATTGCAATGTCGAACTGGTCCTTACTGAGTGGAGATCTAGTAAGAGGCTTCCATCGGAGGAATTCGTGAAGCAACAACTTTCCGCCAATACGATCCCGCCCGGAACTGCCTGGAACGTGACCCGAGTGTTGTGCGAATTGCTGTGCGAGTGTGTATTCATGCCCATGATCTTGGAAGGCAGAATGGCATAGTCCGACCTGTTGGATGTTTTCCCCATGCGACAATTCAACAAAGTCGTTAGCCCAATCTGCAACTTTCTTACCTTTTTCATTGTATTCCCGATAGACTATACAGCGCGCGTCTGGCGTGATTGCTCCCCAATATCCAGCAGCCGCAGCACTGGTGCCCCAGTCAAGATGGAACACTCTAGGATACCAGACTGGAATATCCTGTGGTTTAAGATCAATAATATGTATGGCATTGTCAGGCTCGTTAGGTATATGCTCAGTTCTAAATTCATCGAACACCTGCCCTGAGAACAG